TCTAAAGAAAGGCGGATATATATAGCAATATTCCTTTTATCTGTCATGCCGCATCCTTCCTTTCTCTTTCGATTTCCAGCAGTTCGGACAGCATATCATCATAAAAAAGATGCACCTCACAATTGCCCTCTTTATCGACTACAACCTTTCTTACAAATGCGTCTGCTACTTCCTGTGTCAGCTTTCTCTTATTCAGATACCGGTAAACAGTTGATTTCCAATCTTCATCTACCTTGTAGCTTTGGGAATACCTTTCTTTTTCCTCCAGAAGGCGACCTATCTCCCTGTCCAATGCCTCTATCTCTTTGCTATAGTTATCATTATAGGAATTATATTCGTCTATGGTTATCAGCCGTTCCGTATAGTCCTCATACAGTTCCCCTTTTCTGTCTGCAAACTGTTGTCTTTTCTTCTGCCTTTTCAGTATTTCATAACTTAAAAGCTGAAACTGCTTTACATTGTGGGACTTGCCATTCAATGTCCGTACAGACCTTTCCACATCTATGCACAATTTCATGTGCTGATGTATCACTGCCATGACCGCCTGATCCACATCTTCCTTATATACCCGGTGGGACAGGCAGGCTGCCTTTCCTTTGCTGAAATAAGTCATACAGATAAAAGCATATCTGCTCCTCTGCTTTCTAAGGTGCAGCCTTGCCCCACAGTCAGCACAGACAATTTTGTTCCCATAGAAGTTTTTACTTGAAACCTCCCCCCTATGGCGTCCCTGTGTGTTTTTCCACTGTTCCTCTATCTCCTGCACCATTATCTGGACTTTTTCAAAATCTTCCCTGCCGATGACCGCCTCATGCCCATTCTCAATTATCTGCCAGTCTTTTTTATCCACCTTATGGAATTTAATCCCCCGGTATAACTCCCGCCTCTCTCTCCCATAAACTATATCACCTATATAGGCCCTGTTCTGCAGGATAAGTTTTATTTCCGTGGAATTCCAGATACCCTTAGGCTCTCCTGACAGTTTCCCCCTCTGCATGAGTTTATGCTCGTCCGGACTGGGAATGTGTTCTGCCGTCAGTTCCTTTGCAATATCTGAATAAGTCCATCCGTCAAGAAAAGATTTGAACACTCTCCTAACAACCTCTGCCGCCTCCCTGTCCACAATCAGATGATATTTATCCTCTGGATTTTTCATAAACCCATAACTGTAATTGCCGGTCACATATTTTCCCTGTTTCCATGCGTTGTCCCTTGCCGTAATTGTTTTCCTTGAAATATCCTTTGCATAGCACTCATTGATAATGTTCTTTAGAGGAATGGTCAAATCCACTGACTTTTTTTCCGAATCAAAGTTATCCGTAACCGCAATAAACCTCACACCCAAGAATGGAAATACCCTCTCAATGAAGTTCCCTGTTTCAACATGGTCCCTGCCCAGCCTTGAAAGGTCCTTGACAATCACACAGTTAACCCTGCCGGCCTTTATATCATCCATCATCCGGTCAAATTCCGGCCGGTCAAACGTGGTTCCTGATACGGATTTATCACAGTATTCATCATATATCTCAATATCGTCTGTTTCATTGACAAATACCTTCATTAGTTCAATCTGTGTACCTGCCGTATCCCTCTCCCTGTTTGCCTCCCTTTCAGCCGAGAGCCTTGCATACAGTGCAGCCTTATAGACAGCCGTGACAGCTTTCCGTTCCCTGACAGCCGATTCCATGCCGGCCGCCCTCCTGCTCTTTCTTGCCATATCAAACGGCCTCCTTTCCCATATCCGGCTGTATCGTACCATCCACGAGTTGATAGCCAAGCGAACATATCTGCTCCAATGTTTGCTGGTAGGCATCGTTAAAATCAAACACAATCTCCAGTTCTTTTTTATCAACTACCTTTACTTCCCGAATCAGCTCTACCGCCACATTCCTCGTCAGTTTTTCAATATCCTTATGCGCCTTGAAATATTCCAGCCACCCATACTTGTCTGTATTGGAAGAAAGGATATTTTCAATCTCTGTTTTCAGGCTGCGTACCGCCAACTCTGCCTCCCTGCGCCTTGCCTCATATGCCCCGTGCAGTTCCGTATAATCCTGCTTTGAAACAACGCCTGCTTTCATATCATCATAGAGCATGGCTTTCAGTTCCCGACAGCGTTCAATCTCTTTTTCCTTTTTTTCACACTGCAGCTCTAGCTTTCGTATATCCAGCTCTTGAAAAGGGACATCATCAATAAAAGCAAGAATCCTGTCCATATCAAGTATACTGCGGATATGCTGCCTCAACAGTTCCAGAACCGTATCCTCCACCCTGTCAACCGCTATTCTGTGGGAGCTGCACTCCTTTGTGGCCTTATTCGTGGAGCATACATAATAATGGTACTTTTTCCCGCCTGCGGCAGTTGTTTTTCTTACCATCGGCATACCACACCCGGCACATACAACAAGCCCTGCCAGTGGTGAAACACTGCCCCCCTCCGGTGAAGTCCTCGTATCCATGCGTAAAAGCCTCTGGACAATGGTAAAATCCCTTTGGGAAATAATACCCTCATGATGGTTTTCAATCCTTATCCATTCTTCCTCCGGCCTGACAAAAGACGTTTTAATCTTATGGTTCGGCGTAGTCTGCTTTCCCTGCACAAGCGTTCCAATATATACCTCATTCTCCAGAATACGCCTGACCGTGACAGAACCCCATGATGCCTGCTTATACACTTTGAAACTGGTCTGGTAATTACTGCCGCAGCTTTTTTTATACTCCATCGGTGACAAAATCCCCCTCCGGTTCAGCACTTCCGCAATCGCATCCTGGCTCATTCCATGCAGTTTCATGGCAAAAATATCCTTTACCACCCCTGCTGCATACACATCCGGCTCAATCTGGTGTCTGTCCCCGCTTGCTTTCTGGTACCCATATGGGGCAAAGGCACCGATAAACTCGCCATTCTTCCTTTTCACTTCCAGATGGCTCCGTATCTTAATGGAAATGTCCCTGCAGTATGCATCATTGATTAAATTCTTAAAAGGGATAATAATTTCATCTGACTGGTCTCTCCCTTCCAGACTGTCGTAATTGTCATTGATTGCGATAAACCGCACACCCAATGCCGGGAACAGGCGCTCAATGTAACGGCCGGAATCAATGTACTCACGCCCGAACCTTGACAGGTCCTTGACGATAACACAATCCACGATACCCTTTTTGATATCCTCCAGCATCATCTGAAATGCCGGCCGTTCAAAATTGGAACCGCTGTAACCGTCGTCCACACGCTCTGACACAACGACAATGTCCTCTTTGCCCTTCAGGAAATCCTTAATGAGATTTTTCTGGTTAGAAATGCTGTTGCTCTCTGCCTTTGCAGCATTCGCAACGTCGCCATCTTCTTTCGATAACCTTACATAGATGGCGGCATGATAGATTTTTTTTGTAATCATATAAATCCACTCCTTCTATTGAATTATCAGAAGATAACGAAGTAAAATCTTCTATGTACATAGAAAGAGCCGCATTAGATTTAGTCCTATAACTATTGTAACACGTCTCTTTCCGTTTGTCCGCTGCTTTTTTCTGTTTTCTTCCTATACGGATAAAAGCATATTTTCAAATGCCTCCTCCATAGAAACGCCGCCCTCTGCGAACCTGACTTTTACTTTCATACTGCCTACCCGGATCAGGTAAGGATTGCCTACCTTTTTAAGATACTGCTGCCTGCGTTTTTCCAAAGGCTGCCCTTTGTCTATCCTGAGCCCGGATATGTCTGTAAGGCTGCCAAGCTCCACGTCCCCAAAATCCACAGCCAGTAACGCCCTGTATTCCTCTGCCGTCATTTCCTGCTCCTTTCACGCTGCCGCCTGCTGTCTGCCCTCATGCCACTAACCCACACTGCACCTTAACGGCATGCCCAATCTCCGCCAGCTTTCTTTCACTTACCCTGCCTGCCACCTCCAGAATATCCGAATAGGCAACGGAAGTAATCTGCTCACAGAGGGCAAGGCTGTGACAGTCCAGCCCAGTATTCCTGTACCCATTTAAATACACATGGGTTGGCAGATACTGCTTTTTCCGTATCTTTGAAGTAAGCGGCACAACCGTGATAACCGGACTGTGCTTATTCGCCATGTTGTTGCTCATAACAACACAGGGGCGTATTCCTGACTGGACTGATGTTTCATGCTGTCCCAAATCCGCAATGATAATGTCGCCTCTTTTAATCCCCACTACCTATTCCTCCATAAGCACCACCGACAAACCCGCCCACATCTGCCAGATACACCTGCACGTCCATATCCGTCATGCTGCTTACGAATTTCTCCCAATCAGAATCATCCGCTGTCACATCATACTGATTACGGACCACCAGAACCTCATGACCCCTGTTTATAATGACATTGACAACAGACTTTACCACAGGTCTGTCCATATCCATGTCCCCAATCTGGTTATGCTCCACTGCTACATCTTCCACAAGAATGTTTTTCTTAGCGCACTGCACTTTTATCTGCATTACCATCTGCTTCACATTCTCCTGAC